CCAACACCTCTTTCCAACCTTGCGAATCTTTATTGGTAAATTCGGCCATATCCATTTGCAAAGACATCGTGGCTGATTTGGAATGTCCTAATGCCACATCGCCTTCATACAAAACAACATTGGTGCCGTTTACTAATGCCATTAAACCGCAGGTGATTCGTTTTCCGTCAATAAGGGTTCCGGTGTTGCAATAGATGATTTCACATAATCACCTGTGATTGTCAAATTTAATTGCTGTGCAATCCAATCCCACGCATATGAATCCTCAGTCCATTGTGCATATGCATCACCTGTCATTGTCAAATTACCACCTGCCAATTGAATCCCCATTGATCCATCAGCATTTTCAGCATTTAAAGAATACCAAAATGTTGCCGATTTCCCCAATGCCACATTTGTTGCATATGAATTTAGGATTTTGGCCTGTTGTGTTGTTCCATTGTCCCAAATGGAAATTGGTTCGATTGTTTTCATATTATAATTCTATTTCTTCTTCAATGTTTGTAAACTCAACACCCACGATCCAATCTTTCAGGAATCCAAATTCTTCTAATCCCTCCGGATTAATTACCTGAATTAATTCAAAATCAACCTCAGTCAAATTTAATTCCTTTGATTTTTCAGTCAATTTTTTCAATGCATCTTTTGTGTATGCATATCCGCCCTTTTCTCTTAAAATCAAATTGCCATCTTTATCTGTTGATGCAAAATCCAATCTGTATTCCTCAACCTGTTCATCATATTTATCCAAATATGGCTTTAATTTTTCGTTTATTTTAGCCAATTTCTTTTGTGCCTTTGTCTTTTGCTCACCTGCAAAATGTGATAAAACACGTGACAAAACAATGATTTCTGCGTACTTCTTTTTCATTTTATGTTGATTTGGTTGTTTATTATGCAAATATACAGATTATGGGCAATAGGTTGAACCACTCACAATTTGAATTGATCCGTTGTATCCGGATGGAATATTTGTTTGTGGCCCTTGCGAAATGCCATTGTAATAAAAAAAACGATTAGTAAAACCGGGCAAAATATACCTTTGTCCAACTCCTAATGTTGGTGCAATACGTGTCCATGCACCTGCACCACCATCACATGGTGTCAATTGATAATATGTGTATTGAATAGCAACCAATTGGCTTTTTACCACCAATTCATTGTTTGGCACACCTGATAATGGTGCCGATTGGATTTCAATGTACGATTGAATCAATTCCTTTCGAACGCAACGGCCACCGGGAACACCTGATGGTGGCATCGGTAATAATTGCAAAAAATATCCATTATTGCAGGCATTTATTAAGCTATCCCACGAACACGTTTGATTTGATGCGACTGATGTCCATTGCATATCAATTCAGGTTTAATTGTTTTTCTAATTCCGCAACCCTTTGTTCTAATCGTGCAATTTTTGCCGTGTGGACTTCACGATATGACAATGAAAGGAATCCATCTGAATCCTTTGAAACTGCATACGGCATCAATTTTTCAGCATCCTGTGCAAAATATCCCAATTCAGTTTTGCCATTTTTAATGTACAATTTGGCCTCTAAATTTTCAATTTCATCAACAATTGGATTGTTTTCAATTAAAGTTTTTAGGCGAAAATCTGAATTTTCATAAAATGCATCAGCATATGCACTACCATTGTAAATATTAAAATTTCCACGTAAATATCCACCGCCATTTGTCCCCTGACTTACCTGAAACGTGGTTGCATTTGCCAATCCAACACCTGATTGGTATGAATCCTCATCAATTGCACGGAACACAAACCCTGTATCCGCAGCACCATAAACCGTGACACCATCATTGTTTATTGCAATTCCACCTGTATCGCCATCGGCTGCCTCAATAAATAATGAATTGCCTGTATCTGATCCGCCAAAAGGGAAACCCAATGCCGGTGTATTATTGCCACCCCATCTCATTCGAACGGTTGAAATAAAATTTATTCCGCCGCTTGCTGTTATTATTCCATTTGCTAAAACATTCCCTGAAACATCCACCGTAAATACATCAGAACCCGCACCAATAGCCGCATTCATAACGGTAAATTTTCCATTACTTCCTGAACTTATTCCGGCTGAAACAAATCCTGCACGTGATGCGTGTGAATGTCCGTACAATGTTAGTGAGCCACCCCAACCTGATGAACCTGCACCTGCTTGTATTGCATAAGCACCTGTATATGTATTTGTTGCATCTACTAAATTATAAACCGTATTAGAGCCACTTGCCGTAGTTTGGAATTGAGTAGATTTAATATAATTTATAGCTACCATAGGAACTCCAACATTAATAGTATTTGTTCCTCTCCATCCAAAATATAACGAACCCGTTACTCCTTGAGCATTTGCATTTATTTCATTTGAATAAAATGCGACTCCTCCTGATTCTGCACATTCAAACTTCCTATCTCCACCTGCAAATGTTAATGTATTTCTAAATCTACTTGTCCCATTGACATCAAATTTATAACCTGCATCTGTTGTAGTTCCAACTAATGTATTCCCACTATTAACAACAAAAAATCCTGTTCCAACTTGCGTATATATACCTAATGCATATGCAGATAATCCGCCTGAGCTTCCACTTAAATCTACTTGTAAACCATAAGCCCCGCTGCCATAGTTTTTAAATTGTCCAATCCAATCATTTATGTCTTTTCTAACTGATAATGCTATAATTGGACTTGCTGTTCCAATACCTACATTTCCTCTATCTAAAACAAGATTATTGTTGTATGTTGATCCTGCATTAAGCATATCAAATGAATACTTGACCAATCCGCTTGAAACAATTGTGTTTAATTGTAAACGATAACTTGATGGAGATCCATTATAACTCCATTGCTGTATGCTTGATGAATCTGTTGTAGCCGAAAACACATCCAATGGTGCATTTGCTGTGGCCGTTCCAATACCAACCCTTCGTGAACTTACATTCATTGAAATTGTTGGTGTATCTGAATATAAATTAGCCGTAAATCCGTAAACATCAGCAGCAATTTCACCAAAAAACATATTTGCTCCTGTACCATTATTGTAAATAATTCTACCTGCATTTGGTAACCCTATTCGGGCATAATTATATATGTAAAATTGCCCTGCGCCATTACCGTATAAAATACCTGACATTGTTCCGCCTGCTAATGGCAAATAATTGCCCAATGATGACGCCAATGCGTAAGAATTTGAATCAACTGATCCGTCTGCTTTTAAAAATTGCGATGATGTACCGCCATCCTTTATGATTGATCCGTAAACCCTTAATCCTGTTGATGTAAAACGTCCAATTTCAGATAATTGAGAAAATACACGGAATGAATTTCTGAAATACATTGTCATAAAATCTGAATCAACTCCAAATGTATCAACTAATCCTTCACCAATCATCATTGGACTTGTACTTGTTGAATCACCAAATGTAATTTTTGATCCTTGCGATGAAAATGTCAATTGACCTGATAATGAACCGCCTGTTAATGGTAAATAATTACCTAATGCAGATGCTAATGCATATGCGTTTGAATCAATTGATCCATCCGCTTTCAAATACTGACTTGATGTGCCACCCGATTTGATAAACGATGCCGATGTCAATGTGCCGGTATTTATCGCATTGCCTGATGGTGTTATTTGGAACTTTGTTGCACCGGCCGTTTGGTCATAAATATAAAAATAACCTGAATCAACAAATAGTGTGTAATCCGGATTATTATCTGTATCGGTGAAATATAACTTTGGTGCAATTCCGCTGATTGTCATATCGCCTGTGAATACAGGGTTGGCCGCATCCGCTTTTAAAGCCAATTTAGCCAACACCGCATTTGAATTTGGATATTCCGTGTCACTCGCCAATAAATTTGACACCATTTTATCCAAACGTTGGTATGTACTTGCTGCCGTTGAAATCAACAAATAATTGGCCAATGATGCCGATGTCACATATGTACTTGAATCAATTGATCCGTCTGCTTTTAAAAATTGTGTTGCCGTACCGCCTGATTTTGCAATGGTTCCTACAATCAAATCACCTGCAATGGTTGTCACACCTGATGAATTAATCACGAAACGTGTTGCCCCGGCCGTTTGGTCGTATATTCTAAAAAATCCGGCATCTGCCCCGATAAAATAATCAGGGTTTTGATCCGTATCCGTGAAATACAATTTAGGTTCTGCTCCTGAAATGGTCATGTACCCTGTAAACACCGGATTCAATGCATCTGCTTTTAGTGCTAATGCGTTGATTACTGCGTTTGAATTTGGGTATTCGGTTGCACTTGCAAGCAAATTGGACACCATTTTGTCCAATCTTTGGTATGTTGATGCCGCATCCGTTGTGGTCAAATAGGTTGAATTATCGTATGTGATTGTTGTACCTGATGCCTTTACAAACCCGGTGCCATCCAATTGTGCCTGTGGTGTGTAACCTAATGCAGATGCGATGCTCTTATTTTCCCAATATCCATTTGCCAAATCATAAAATAAACCATGATTATTTGCAGGATCGGCAATGTAAACATCCTGAATCATTGACATTTTAGGCATAATATGTGGCCTTACCATCAATGTCCCCTGCGTTGCGTGAACACGTACAACCGCCGCAACCTCAATTTTGGCATTTGGTGCAATTGGTTGTGTTTCTGTTAATAAGCCATCTGTGGCATTTGCTGAATCAAAATACAACACCGAACCCAATGTAAATGCTGTGGTGTCTAGGTTTCTAACCTTACCTAAAATTGTCACATATCCGAAATCGTTATTTGCAAAATCTTGTGTTGCAACACCGATAAAATATTGAGGATTTGCGTTGATTGTTGCCGGATCTGCCAAAGACATCAACAGGTGATCGCCTTCAACACCTGCAAACATTACTGCTTTCCCATTACCAATCGCCCCTGATGCTTTGCCATAAAAATGTAATTCCTGACCGGCCTGTAAAACCACACCATTCAACAATCCCATGTCAAACGTTCCATCAATTGGATTCCACACAATTTCACCCACATCTGTGCTGTGCGTTGTGTCTGTGTCAATTGCCAAATATTCGGCACTCAATGAAAATTCACCTAAATCAACATTTGCTGTTGCCCCTGTATATGGCACAAATCCTGTCAATGTTGGGAATGTAGCCAATGAACCATCACCACGAATGTATTGTGAAATCGTACCTGTTGGATTGTTGTATTTGGCATTTAAGGCATTTTGCAAATCTGTTTGATTGCTTAATGTGCCTGAAATGTTACCCCACACCGCTGATGTTCCATCAATTGTCCACGATCTATTTGCACTCAAATCATAGGTCGTGCCATTGATTGTCAATGTACGTGTTGTCGGAACCGGTGTGTATCCTAATGCCGAAATAATTTGTGAACTTGTAATGCCGGTCAAATAGGTATTTGAATCCAATGATCCATCCGCCTTTAAAAACTGCGTGGCTAAACCATTAGTGACCTTGTATTTGTTTGCTCTTAAAAAACCCTGTGAATCGATGAAAACATTTGAACCACCGCCAAAACCATCTGTGATTTGCTTTTCGCTTGCTGTTAGGATGTCATTGTCAATGGTTTTTAACAATGCTTTGTATGTTTCCGCTACTAATTGACCGGTTAATGATGCCATTTTCTACCTGCTTATTTTAATGCAAGTTAAAAAATAATCAGCCTTGTTTTATAGAACACATATCCGATAATGATGACTGATTCAAAAAAGATGGTGATTATGGCCCACGATGGCACCACATTTTTGATCACTTCTTTGTTTGAAATCTGAACATTGTCCGATTTTGATGATTGGTATTTGGATTTGTAAACAGATTCGATTGAATCAATATCAATTTTGGCCTCAATTCTGCCACGTGTTGAACGCAATGTGATGGTGCCTTGTGGTATTACAAATTTCGAATAAAAGGCCGTTAAAATGCCCGCAGAATCGCACGGATTTTCGATGATAATTGAATCACGGATTGCCTTTGTTTTATAGATGACATCTGATGTGTGGATGGTATCATATTTAACAATCGTGCTTTCTTTGATGATTGTTTTTGTTGGTTTGCAACTTGCAAACAGGATAATTGCGATGATTAGGAATTTTTTCATTTTTATAT